AACAATGAGCAACAATAAACAAAGTATGAAATACATAAAAAAGCCAGTAGAAATTGACGCTTTGCAATTCACCCGTAACAATTGGGATGAGATTAAATCTTTCACCAATAACAAAGCACACACACTATTAATTGAAAAACGTATTGGTGGGATTGCTACCTGCATAATCCCAACATTGGAAGGTCATCATGTTGCAAATGAAGGTGATTGGATTATTAAAGGTATCAAAGGAGAATTTTACCCGTGCAAACCAGATATTTTTAAAATGACTTACGAACCAGTAATACAAGGAGGTAACAATGAGCAACAATAAACAAAATGGCAACCAAGTTCCTGATGTCAGGAAGATGGGTAGTAGCGTGGAGTGGTTTGCACAACAACTGTATGAAACTTTAGAAATAAAGGGTGATGGTTATGTGATAGATTCTTTACTTGACTTAGCCAAAGCAATGCACAAGGAGGAGATAATCAAAGCGTGGAAAAAGGGTGATGGGGAATTTGATAAAGTATCAGATAAAATGAGTTTAGAATACTACAACGAAACATACGGAGGTAACAATGAATAGCTTATAATGAACTTAGAACCTTTTACTCTTAAACAGTACTGTATGCTCATTCTTCGGGATGAGCTAAAGTACTCTTTTACTAAGTCAGGTGAACTGTTAGGTGTCAGTAGAAATGCCGCTTCAAATTTATATCGAAGAGCAAAACTTAAACTTAACAATTAACTATTTGCATTATATATCAGAAGTTATTAACTTGCAACATTATAAACCTAAAAACTTAAAAACACACTTATGGATCAAATCAACATTATTATCGGATTAGCACTTCTATTCCTTATTGGTTGTGGAGCTATCATTGCTTTAATTAAAAGAGTTAACGAACTAGAAGGTTCTTTAGAACAGAAAACTAATTCTGCTAGTTTTTACAGTAGAGAAAGTTTAAATCGTTTTGAGGAAATCTCTCAACTTCGTATGAAATTAGCAAGCTTAAGCCAAGAGAAAAGCAAACTTCAAGAAGAAGTTGCAGCACTAAAAGCAGGAATTAAAGTAATTAATGACAGAGCAACAGCTCTTAATGCCGAGTTAAAAGAGATGAATGAAACTGCGGAAGTTACTAGTAACTTAGCTCACGGAACTGTCATTCCTACTTCTGGTAGTTTAGACCTCCCTGCAACCACTTCTGTAGCTTTTACTCAAAACCCACCTAGAAGTGTTAACAAGGGTAGAAGAAAGAAGTAATGTTTGAGAAAAAACCTATCAACAAGTATCGTGAGACAACTTACGAAAAAGAAGAACGTAGGTATTTTGGATTTTCATGTCCTGTATGCGAAAGGCCTTTAAGTCAACAAAGGCCTATTTGCTTTGCTTGCCCAATACACCCATTACAGTATTACGAGAAAAAAGAAGAGAATCGTAACAAGAATCAAATTTAATGACTAATAAAGTAGACAAATTAACTATGCGAAAACTACACTCATTACAAGGTAAAATAACACCTGAGTTTGTAGATTATTGTAACCTAAATAACATAAATTTGCGGGATTGGTATCGTTGGCAATTGCATTTGATTTGGCAGAGAAGAAAGGACGGAAAGACGTTAAACAATGACACCTATAAAAGAAAAAGTGACAAATTATGTTAATTGGTTCAGAAATGTACAAAATACAGTATTCCTCAGGAAAAGGTAAAGTTGATTTAATCAGCATTTTACAAAAAGATGGAGAGAATTGGGGTCTACTAAAAGACTCAAGAATTGAAGATATGTTAGTAAGCAAGTTTATTAAGAAAGATCATTATAACCTAAACAACGAGAACGTAGGTTATGGTCAAATCATAGTAACAGATAGACTAACATATATTACAGGAAGTTTTGAAATACCAAAAAAATAAATAATATGGAAAATGTAATGCCAGAATTTACCCCTGAACAGATGAATCAGGCGGTAGAAAAAAAAGGAGATGAAATCTTTAACATGTTTTTTGAAGCAGTAAACCCACAAATTACGGATGCTGTTACTCAACTGTCTCCAATTTGAATAAAGATATTGCAAAAGCATGTGCTTTAGTCCATATCGCACCATTTAAGAGTCCTTTTGAAGCTTTGCCTAAAGAAAAACTTGAAGGTTTAAATGGAGCAGCTTTAGAAAGACTGGGAATGGTTTTAGAATTTTGGAAAGGGGTTGAAACCTATCTATTGACTAAGTAAACATAGATTACTTGCAATTACCTACTAAGAGGACTCCAAAAGGGTCCTCTTTTTCTTTTTTATCTCGATATAACTAAACAATAAGAAAAACTAACCTAAAACAAAAAAAACTTATTATGCCAGATTTTGACATTCAACCAAATTTAACAGAAGGAATTGCTGTAGAAGTTTCTGAAGTAATTGCACCACCTGTAACTTATGACTACCTGAACATATCTCAGGATCTAAGTATACGGCTTAGTGCTATCATTGACAATCGAATTGCTGCCGCTATCTTAAAGCTTGTTCACGGTGTTGGAGCATCTATTCCTAAGATACCTTCTAACCTAAACTACCTTGGGATAAGTATTGACGACCCTACTAAACTGTCTTATATGACCTATGATAGGGTTTCTAGAGCTTATGACAACGCTCAAGGACACAGGATTTGGGAAGACAAAGATTATCGTTATCACAGCGGTGCAGGTAAAGTAGTTAAGAAGTTACTTTATTCAATCCCTAATCTTCCTTGCTTACAGTGTTTTATTAAAGAAGAACTTGAATTTAAAGGAGTATCTTCTGAAGAAGTTACTATTACCAATCTTGCAGAACTATTTACGGAAACAGACTTTGATCAATTTAACAATCGATTCCGTGTCGAAGGTTTTAGACAAGGAGATTCTGGCGAAGTAATTTATGTAAAAGGTCATTGGATTGCGGAACTCTATCACGAGAAGAATTATGCTTCTATTTCAGGTAACTTAGGTAACTCTTGTATGCGCTATGATAGAACCAATGGGTATCTAGACATTTACACAAAGAATCTAAATATCTGTAAGATGGCTGTCCTACTGAATCAAGAAGGTAAAGTACAAGGTAGAGCTATAGTATGGACAGTTGGAACTACTGATTACTACGATAGAATTTATGCTACTTCAGATCTTATACAAGATAGAATGAAAGCTTTCTTCTTAGTTCAAGGTATTAAGACTTGTTTCCCTGGGTATTCTAACCACGAAGAAGTTGTAATAGAACAAGATACTACAAATCTTGACATCAACAAAAGAGTACTTCTTAACCATCGTCAGTACCCTTACATGGACAGTTTAAAGTATTTGAATCTAAGTGGTAACATTCTTAGTAACGAAGTATCTAATATGGATAGCTCATGCGAGTATCTTCACTTAAACGATACTGCAGGTGGTTATGAAGAAGTAGGTAGCGATAACTCCACAGAGTGTCATGCTTGTGGCAGAGAAATGGATGAAGATGATGTTTGTTACGTAGATTTAAGGCTAGATGACAATCATGATCAAAGTCTTTGTTCTCGTTGCAGTGTGTATTCAGATCATCATAGTACTAACATAACTCGTGATAATGCTACTTATATAGATAGCCTCAATGACTGGGTACTAAGTTCAGAAGCAATTCTAGACTGGGACAACAACTATATCTTAGCTGAAGATGCAGTAGAGTTAGTAGATGGTTCTTATGCTCACCACGATGAAGAAGAAATGTATGAATATGCTAGTGGAGGTTATTTCTTGATGAGTAATACGAACTTTGAGTCTATTGAATACAACGATTTGTATTACAAGCCAGAGGAATGTGTACAAACTACAAACGGTAACTACTATCCTATACATGCCACTGTAGAACATGAAGGAGAAATATGGGTAAAGGAAGACCTTGACGCTTACTTAAACTTAAACTTAATCTAAAACCATGAGCAATGATTGGGTCAATAATATAATTAGAAAAATAGAAAATTTGAAAAACGCAACAACAAAAAATAGAAATAGAGTTAAGTTACAAGTAACTAAACCTCTACCAAGAGATGTAATCAAGGTAGAGTCTCTAACAGCCATACCTGATATGCAACTAGAGATAAAAGCTGATTATGACAAACTAACAATGCTACTTGATATGAGAACTTATTCTAAGGGTCCTGCTCAAGATAAGTTCATTGAGAAACTAGAAAGTCATTTCTCTACTCTAGGAGCAACTACTACTAAAGATGCTTATGGTAACCTATACGTAACTAAAGGTAATGCTGAATTTTACCCTTGTGTAGTAGCTCATACAGACATCAACCAAGAGGTAAGACATAACGTTAAAATTATGACTGCATATCCTTGGATGTTTGGCTTTGATACTGAAGAAGCAGAACAATGCGGTATGGGTGCGGATGATAAAGTAGGTGTCTACTTTGCAGTACACATGTTTGATTTGTTTGATAACATAAAACTGTTCTTCCCCAAAGACGAGGAAGTAGGTCTTATAGGTACTTACAAAGCAACGAAGGAGTTCTTTACAGACTGTAGTATGCTTGTTCAACTAGACAGAAACTCTTACAAGAATGACTTGGTTACTTACACAAACGGTATTACCGTATGTAGTGATGAGTTTGTAACAGCAGCTGGAGAGATTATGGATAAGTATATGTATACTAAGAACAATGGTAGTTGTACAGACATCGGTGGTCTAAAGAAATACGATACGGTAAACTGTGTAGCAATGAATGTGTCTTGTGGCTACATCAATGAGCATAGTGACAACGAGATGATTTCTATACCTCACTTTGAAAATGCAATTAACTTTGGTTATGAATTACTGAAGATGGGCGTAGACAAAGTCTGGCAACACAAAGCAGAAATTCCTGTGTATGAGAATACTCGTTACAGTGGTTATGGAAGCTACGGTACTTATGGTACTTATGGTACTGGGTATAGCTGGGGGGATGGTTCTAAGAAAAGCTTTGATTTGTTTGACGATTTAGAAGACGAGAAAGTTAAACCAAAGTCTTATGTAGCACACACACCTGCAGGAACAATTCAGTTGCCTATGGTATGTAAAGAACAAGATGAGTATTTTAATGAATTATACGCTGATCTACATCCTCCTGACAACAGAGCTGAGCAACTAAGTCATAGCATTGGTTACCCTTCTTATGTAGATAATGAACCTTCAATACAGAGTGATATTGACGAAGCTTTAGCAGACTCACTTTGTCCTAACTGTTGGGGACCTGTAGAGATAGATAATAGTTTACTGTTGTACATTACTTGCGACTGTTGTGAAAGCACTTGGAATATGCCCAATGAAAGCGCCTACTAATTTATCGTTTAATTGCTATGGAGAGAGTCTGGACACAAGTCCAGATTTTCTCTTGGCAAAAAGAGCTTATGAAGAATCTTTGGTAGATTGGAATGACGGGGAAAAGAATGCAAAAAATGACTTGCAAATTTCAGAACACATCCCTAATTTTGATACCCCGCTAAAGAAAAATCTTCATTTAAAACAACTAACCAACAATGAAAAAGACATTTTACGAGACAATGTGGAGCCTGTTAGAGAAACAGGGAATCCTACAGAAATGGTTTGATGAAGGTCTTCTAGTTACTAAAAAAAATACTACCTTTTGGACACCCAAAGCCCTAGAACTACTAGGGCTAGAGGCGTCTATTGGAGGTGTTAATTTAAGTGACGAAGAACCTAAAAAAGTAGCAAGAGTAGTAACACCTTCGGTAGTAGTTGGGTTACTTGATTGGGTAGATGAATTTGCTAATAAGTTTGGTGCTAAAAATATTGGAATAGCAGGTAAAGGTGGAAACATGAAAGCAATCGTTAAAAAGATGCATCAGTTTTTATCAGAATATGATTATACCAAAGAAGAAATCTTAGCAGGTGTAGACTTATACCTAGACAATCTGAAAAGAACCAATAGTATGGCGTTTGTACAAGAAGCTCACTACTTTATTAACAAGTTACATAATGGAGTACAAATAAGTAATCTGGCAAAGTGGTGTGATGAAGTTAGAAATGGCAACAATAAGCGGTATACTAGCCACACAATACTTTAATTTTTTCTTTTCCGTTCTGAACTAATAAGCCCTATGAAGAATTATGTCACATCAGTTAGTTAATTTTCAAGATTTAGTAAAAGTAATAGAAAACAACAAAAGAATCAAAGAAGAAGGGGGTATTACGTCTATCTTAGGTCCATTTGAAAGGCTATCACAACACTATGGGGGGTTTACTAAAGGCTCTTTAACAGCCATTACCGCATCTTCTGGTGTAGGTAAAACAAAATTTGTAAAGTATTTGACAGTACACAATGTGTTGAGAAAAACACATAAAACCAATATCAAAGTCAAGATATTTTATTTTGCATTAGAAGAAAACCAGACAGACTTTTGGCTTTCGTTTATTTCGAGTTATTTATATCAACAGCACAAGTTGAATATAAGTATATCACAACTAAAATCAATAGGTAACTTTAATGTTAGTTCTGACTTGATGAGTAAAATCAAAGAAGCAGAAAGATACATAAGTGCCCTACAAGATACAGTAGAGTGTGTAGATTACATCAGAAACCCCACAGGTATACTCAAGTATGTAAAAGCATACTTCGATAACCCTGAGATAGGAGAATACATTCATAAGGAAATGCCTGACGGGCGAAAAGTACTTACTGGGTACAAATACAAGTCAGATAACTTATGGGTATTTTGTATAGTAGACCATATCAGTTTGCTTTATAACGAAACTATACCTGATAGTAAGATGAAATACAGCCCATATCAAACTTTTGATTTGATGATTAAGGACTACATGTTGGATGTTTTTGCAAAAAGATTCCAGATGGTAAATATTGTTGTACATCAACAAACTCCTTCTTCAGAAAAAGCTGTATACACAAACAAAGGGCATCTAATTGAGGAAAAGATAGAACCTTCTTTAGAAGAGTTACACATTAACAAAGGTGTACACCAAGATTATGAGATTGTGCTGGGTTTGTTCAACCCATCACGTTACGATATAGAAACTCACAATGGATATGACATATCTATTCTAGGTAGAAACTATCGTTGTCTTAAATTCCTTAAAGACAGACACTATGGACTAGAAAATGCTAGTCTAGGGTTACATTTTGAAGGAGCAAGTGGGTTTTTTCAGGAACTTCCTCGTGCTGAAACGATGAGTACTGGAGCTTACTACGAACAATTTAGAGAGAAAAAGTAAACATGTTAAAGAAAATTAAATTAGGACATCATTTAAACATCATTTTTAGTGAAATGTGTAAGCAAGTAGGAACTGCCATCACTAGAATAGATATATTACAAGACGAATGGCATGAGGCGTTTGAATGGTCAGTAGATGAAGAAAAGAAATTTCAAGACTGGCTGTATAAGTATTTAGTGACCAATAACGACGCTCTGATTGAGATATCTACCTATCAACCAAATGAACCATTTACCACAACACAACTAATGACATTAGTAAAAGAGTTCACTTTGTTTTATGGCTGGGCATTGAAAGAAGAGACCGACTTGGAAAATATAGAAGAAAATAAACCAAAAAACTAAAAAAAATGTCAAGCAAATTAATCGCAGTCGTAGGACCCACAGGTAGTGGGAAATCAACATCAGTTAAAAATTTAGACCCAAAAGAAACTTACATTATCAATGTAGCTCGTAAAGAACTTCCATTTAAAGGCTCTAACAAAATGTACAATCTAGAAAACAAGAACTATGCAGAAATAGATGAAGCCCTGCAAGTTGTTAAGTATCTTCAGAGTATCAATGAGAAAGCCCCACACATCAAGAATGTGATTTTAGAAGACTCTAATTACATTATGGGATTCAACATGGTAAGAAAAGCCACAGAAACAGGCTTTACCAAATTTTCCGTAATGGCTAAGGACATGGTCACGTTATTAACGGAGGCCCGCAAATTAAGAGACGACTTGAAAATTTTCTACTTTTCCCATCCCGAGGAAATTATGGACGATGGATCAATTGTTTCTTACAAAATGAAAACAGCTGGTAAGCTGTTGGATAATCAGATTGTATTGGAAGGTTTATTCACAGTTGCTTTGTATACCCATGTAGCAGAAGATAATCAGGGTAACGCAACTTATGAATTTGTAACTAATAGATGGAAGAAATATCCAGCTAAATCACCTGATGGAATGTTTCCTGAAACCCGTATTCCTAATGACTTGAAACAAGTGTGTGAACACATCGATGAGTATTATTCTTAAACTAACTGAAAAAAAATTAAAAGCAAAATCATGAATTTAGAAAATTTAGAAACCAGAACAAGCGGTACAAGCAACAAGAAGTTGTTTACAGGTATTGCACCAATCAAAATTGTAGCAGTTAATCCTACTCGTGAGCAAATTGCAGCTCTTTATGAGGTAGATGTAGAGAAAGTCAAAGAACCAAACTATTTTACAGAAGATAGCACACGTATTGATTTCTTTTACAAGAATCACGAAAGCCTTGTTACTCCATTATTGGGTAAATTTGCATTATTTTTAAGTGCTCAAACTCGTGTTAGTCAGTCTGGAAAGACACAATACATTGATAACCATAGTAAAGTAACATGGGCAGATAGTCTTGGAGATTTATCTGAACGTAACAGCAAATTGGCTGACTACAATAAATTGAAGTTAGACAATGTACGTGAGGCTTTGCGTGGCGAAGAAGATTTGTATACTTTGTTACGTTCTTACGGTAACATTGATACCAATAACTCAGCTCTTATGTTAGATGATATCAAGAATATCATTAAAGGCAACGTAAAAGAACTTCGTGACTTCTTTGATTACTTCAACAAGAAAGATGGAGGTGTTAGAGTTCTTATGGGCGTTAAAGATGGCCAGTATCAAGATGTTTGGAACAGTTTGTTCTTAACTTTGACTGCTAAAATTAGCGATTATACAAAGGGCAGAATTACAGATTCTAACTACGGCTACAAACATTACTATGCGGATAATCTTCAGTTTAAAGAGTATGTTGCAGATGCAGAACCAAATTCTGTAGAAACTGGCGACAACGCTTGGACAACTGAGAGTGACCCATTTGGAGATGTGCCTAGTGTAACCGCATCAAAATCAGAGAGTCCATTTGAGGATGATTTGTTTGGATAATTAAATCTAAGTACCATTAGTTAGTAAGCTAAGGGGTACTTATGTGCCCCTTTAGTTTATTATATAAAAAACATGAACCTAGATAATATAAGAGTATACATAAACACTCCTAAACTTTTAAAAGCTTTTAGTGAGGAACAGATTATGGAATATTACTTTGGAGAACCTATTAAGTTAAAGCATCCTTATTTAAATCCTTTTAGGAAAGATAACTTCCCAAAGTGTTATTTCTTCTATACAAAGAGTGGTCAACTAGTCTTCAATGACTTTAGTGCAGGTAAACAATACAACTGTTTTACTATTGCTAATTTACGTTGTGGTGAGAAATTGACAGCTCAACAGATTTACGACCAAATGTCTAATCTTGCTGTGCTAGATGTTCCTAAACCCACTATAAAGTATGATCTAGACGATATTGAGTCAGCCACTACAATTAAAGTAGAAGTGATGCCATATGATAACAAAGATTTAGAGTATTGGCAACAGTTTAACATTAGTTTAGCGACTCTTAAAAAGTTCAATGTTCGTAAAGTAAGAAAAGCTTGGATTAATGGAGAACTTAGATATCTATATTCAGAGAAAGATCCTTGTTACAGGTACTTAGAGGTTGATAAGATTAAACTATACCGTCCTTTCAATAAGAAAGTTAAATTTCGCAATAACTATAGTTTACAGTTAGAGTGTACGTCTATGCTACCAAAAAGAGGAAACAAACTCATTATAACAAAAGCAACTAAAGACGTAATGGTCTTTTCTACTTTAGGAATTAATGCTATTTGCCCAACTACTGAGGCTAGTAAACTTACTCAAGAAACACTAGATGAGTTGTGTGAAAGATTTAAGAAAGTATATGTTTGGTATGATGCGGATGAGCCTGGAGAACAACTTTCTCTTAGTTTATGTAGTAGAGATAAAAGACTTATCAGAGTTAATCATAACAAGCTACTAGGTAAAGACACTAGCGATATTGTTAAAAATCACGGAATTATAAAACTAATAGAATTATGCAAACAATACGAAATATTGTAGAAATTGTTGTCAAAGAGTGTTCAAAAGACATACTTAATGTAGATGCTTGGTATGTAGAAAAAACTATTGCAAAGATTTTAGCTTTAGACACAATTAAACCATACAAGGATAAGACCTATGGTAGTGTAGTAAAGAAAAAACCTTTTAAGATTAAAGCATACAGAGCAATGACTAAAGAAGAACTAAAGATAGTTCAGATAGTTTGTGATTTCCACCATTCTGAGTTCAACGTGATTTTTTCTAGTTGTAGAATAAGAGAAGTAGTTGAGATTAGAATGATTCTTATCTGTTTCTTTTACTACTATAGAGCATATACTTATGCTAACTTAGGTAATATGTTTGGCAGAGACCATAGCACTATAATCCATAACACAGGTACTCATGAAGATTTACTAGAAAGTGATCATTTGTATGTGATAAAGTATTTTAACACAATTGTAAAACTGCAAGAAGAAATGCCTCATTTGTTTATAGATAAGTATGCATTAGAAGACCAGTCAGCTGAATATGCTAAAATCAGAGCAGCAAGAAAAGTCAAAAGAATAAAAAATGGAGTTAAATAAACGAATAAATATACCAGATGATTGGTATAGACGACTAAAAAGCTACATAGAATCTGACCATTTTAGTAAAGTAGCAAATCACATTAAAACTAAAAGAGAAGAAATAGAGGTATTTCCCCCTAGTAAAGAAATATTTAGGGCATTCCAACTAACTCCTTTAAGTAATGTACGTGTAGTAGTGATAGGTATGGATCCATATCCTACACTCTACAAAAATAAACCTGTGGCATGTGGGCTTTCATTTGCACCTCGTGACAGAGAATATGTTCCTCCAAGTCTTAGAAAGATTTATGATAGAGTTAAAGAGGACTTTTACGACAGCGAACTAACCTTTGCTGTTGATTTAGATATTGCATATTGGGCAAAACAGGGGATACTTATGCTCAACGCAGCGTTAACCGTTGAGCAGGGTAAACCTGGAAGCCATATGAAAGTATGGGAACTGTGGACTAAAGAGGTAATTAAAACTTTGAATGAGTACACTACTGATATTATCTTCTGTTTATGGGGTAAAGATGCACAAGCTTTTAAAACACAAATAGCTGATCATCATATTATCTTAGAATCAGAACATCCAGTAGCGGCAAACTATCAAGGTAGACCTTGGAACTGTAACCACTTTATTGAAGTAAACAAACATCTAGAAAAAGCTAATTTAGACCCAATTAATTGGATTAAAACATGACAGACAAAAAATTAACCGCATCAGAAGATTTCCACCAAACACTAGATCAACTAGTAAACATGGTAGAAGACAGAGTTGCTAAAGAAGTAAGCAATTATCTTATTGATTTTGTTATTCATCGTATAGACGAATTACAAGACACAGACCAAAAAACAGAGTATGACTACTGTGAGATTACAGGAAGAGTAAATGAACTAAAAGAATTACTAAAAACACTAAGAAATTTAAAACATTAAAAAAATGAATTCACAAGAATTATTAACCACATCAAAGACTGACTGGACAGTCGAAAAGAGACCTTTGTTTGGTCCTAACGGAGAATCAACCAACGGCTATGGAATTTTCAGAGAAGACAATGACCGCTGTTTAGGTTTAGTTGGAGGCAAGTACACCATTACCCAGAATCATGAAGTTGTCGAGATGCTAATGGATGCTGCGGGAGCTTTAAATATTCCTGCGGTACGTGGCGGTGCTCTAGGTATGGGAGAACGTATCTACTATCAGTTTCAGTTACCTGAAGTAACTATTGGAGGTTCTAAGAATATGCGTTATTTGACAGGTCTTACAGCACACGACGGCTTGACTAAAATTGGTTTTGGTGCAACTAACGTAGTTGTTATTTGTCAGAACACATTCTTTCAGGCATTTAAAGATTGCGAAGCAGTTAAACATACTCCAAACCACAAAGAAAGGTTAAGCGGTATTATCAACGCTTTACGTGAATCTATGAGTGCAGAAGAGCATACAATTGAACGTATGATGAAGATGAGTACTACTACCGTACCTGAAAAGATTGATGATGATTTCTTATTTGAAATTATCGGAGGTCATTTAGAGTCTACTCGTAGTACTAATCGTTTGAATGATTTGAAAGCAGCAATGTCTACTGAATACGCAGCTCACGGAGATACAGCATACGGACTGTTTAATGCAGTTACTCGTTTCACCAACCATATGACTACCTACAAAGACATAGATGCTAAACGTAAGGCATTAATGTTTGGTTCAGGGGCTCGTATCAATCAGCGTGCCTTTGATTTAATTGAAGGTAAGTTTGTTGCTAACAGACCAGTAGAAATCTACATCTAACACACAACTAGGAACAGAATAGCCTGAGTAAACCTTGGGTTATTCTTTTCTTGTTGTATATTGTATTATGTTAAGAAGAAACACTACACAGGAAAAGAAAACTCCAGTTAAAGGAGAACCTGTTAAAATAGACAAACCTGTTATTGAGACAATTTGCACGGAATGTGGCAAAAAACGTCCTTACAGTAACAAAACGAAGAAGTTATGTGCCGTTTGTGTGAAAAAATCACAAATATTGAAGATTAAGGAGAGAAAAGCTAAGGTTAGGCAAAAGAAAGCAGAGTCTATTGGAGTACTGACTAAAAAACTAGACAGAATTTTCAGTGTATTTGTTAGATTAACTGGGGCAAACAAGACCCATACAAGTAAATGTTTTACTTGTGAGAAAGTTTTACACTGGAGAGAAATACAATGTGGACATTTTCAGTCAAGAAGATTCTACTCAACTCGATTTCATGAGCTAAATTGCAAACCCCAATGCTACGGATGTAACATAGGACTAAGTGGTAATCAATACATTTTTGGAGTAAATTTAGACAAATTACACGGTGAAGGTACTGCAGAATCTATGGTACGCACTTCTCGTGAAGTTAAGAAATTTACATCTGATGAAATGATGAACCTGATTAGTCACTATGAAGAACAAGTAGGTGAATTGAGGAAGAAACTAGATATTTGGGAATAGTAGATGGGATTGTATTTTGTATCAGCGGACACAGAACTTCAAAAGGAGATGCAAGAATCTTCTGGTGAAGCAATTAAAGCATGCACTTTAGGGACATGTCTTAAGTATTTAAATAGTCAAGAAATACTTGGGTTTGACATTGAAACTTTAGGATTTGATCCATACAGAGATCGTATTGTATGTATTCAATTGGGTAATGCTGAAAATCAATTTGTTATTGACACAGATACAATAGACATTCAAGCATTTAAAAAGATTCTAGAAGATAAAGAACTAATTGGTCATAACTTAAAGTTTGACATTAGATTCTTAATGCATAATAGAATCATACCTAAGAAAATATTCGATACGTTCATTACTGAGAAGACGCTTTACCTTGGAGTAGATAAGCATAGGTGTTCTTTAGCAGAATGTGTGGGTAGGTATTGTGGTATTTATATGGACAAAACCCAACGACTTAACATTACAGGTAAATTTACTCCTGAATTTATTAAGTACAGTGGTAAAGACGTAGAGTACCTACATTTTATTAGGAGTAAACAAGAGCAGTTGGTTGTAGAAAAGAACTGCGAACTATCTATAGAACTAGATAATCGTTTTGTAATTGTACTTTCTTATATTGAGTACTGCGGTATGAAGCTAGATGTAAATAAATGGCTCAATCGCTTAGGCAAAATAAAGAACTAGGCAGAAGAATTAAGAAGAGTATTAGACTCCTACTTAATAGAAAATGGTTATGATAAATTTATAGATAGGCAAGGTGATTTGTTTAGTCCTGGATTACACACATCTATTAACTGGAACAGCGCAACCCAAGTCATTCACTTATTTGAGATGATGGGCGTAGATGTAAACGTATTAGATAAAGGTGTAGTTAAAAAGACAACAGAAGCAGGACACCTTTCTAAACAAATTGAAGAATTCTTCATCTTAAAAATATACATCCGATATAAAGAATGCCAAAAGAATATCGGTACGTATGGTGAGAATTGGTTGAGATTAATTAATCCTGTAAGTGGTAGAGTACACACTAGTTACACGCAGTTGATGAGCACAGGACGCTTGTCTAGTGGTGGAAGAAACAAAGCTACGGGAGAATCTTATCCAAACTTTCAAAACATTCCTAGTGATAAAGAAACTAGAGGTTGTTTTGTAGCAGAAGAAGGAAATACATTAATAGGTTGTGACTATACTGGTCAAGAACAAATTGTTCTAGTAAACAAGTGTCTTGACGAAAACCTATTATTGTTTTACAGGAAGAATTTAGGGGATATGCATTCATTTGTAGCCTCTAAGATGTATCCTGAGCTAGACAATGTGCCACTTGATATAATCAAGACAGAGCACAAAGACAAACGTCAAGCAGCTAAGGTAGCAGGATTTGCTATCAACTATGGTGGTAGTGGGAAAGGGATTGCAGATCAACTAGGGTTAAGTTTAACTCAAGGTCAGCATATCTATGATTCCTACTTTAAAGCCTTTCCTGGATTGAAGTCATACTTTGAAAAAGCTAAAAAGTTCGGATTAAAGAACGGCTTTGTATCGATTTCAGATGTCACAGGTAAAAAGTCCTATGTGGATAATTATGAATGGTACATGGAACAAAAGGAAAAGATTGACAATGACCCCTTTTGGAAAAGTTACAAGAAACACAAAGCAAGCAATACACCTACGTTTAGAGAGCTTAAGAAAGTAGTACAAGCTTATTCAATGAAGAAAGGTGAGATTGAACGTATGTCTTTGAACTATCCAATACAAGGAGAATCTTCAGAGATTACTAAGTTATCTTGTGTACTCTTTTGGGCTGAGTATCTGGTACCAAATAATTTGTTGTTTACAGTAAAATTTGTAAACACTATTCACGATGAGAACTTAATCGAATGTCCGCTTTCATTAGCAGACAATTGTGCAAAAGCACTACAACAAGCTATGGAGAAAGCAGGTGAAAAGTTTTGTAAAACTATACCATTAAAAGCTGACCCTTGCATAGCAACATATTGGAAAAAATAAAAATAACTAAACAAAGAAAAATTATGGGAGCAAGTTTAATTGAAACAACTGGTAGAGGAGCCTCAATGCGTGAGGCATACAACAATGCAGTAGAAGACGCTGTGTATGAAAATGGCAACGATCCGTATAATGGTACTATAAGTACCACTAACGGAGTTGTAGACATAACAAAAGAGTTTAGAGCATCAGGTAAAAATCTGGATGATTATGCATACTATCTCTACGAGAATAACAAATTAGAAAAGTGGGGACCTGCATTAGGTATTTGTGTTACAGAACCTGTAGTTAATACTAACAAGATTAAAACTCAAGTTTCTACTACACCTCAAAGAGGAACTCGTACTTGGAAGACAGTCTACGAAGTAAAGGTATACAACGGAGAGGTTATTGCTAGTAGTGAGTTTCAGATTGATGCTATTAAGAAAGGCCGTGAGTATACTGAAAAGACTAAACAGGATACTTCTGTGCATATTTCTAAGCAGTTAGTAGGAAGCAAAACACTAGTTTCTCAGATTACTTACAAGAAAGCAGACAAAGAGTGTCCTGGCTTTTATCATTTCATCGCATTAGCAGCAGAATAATGAAGACAATGGTAGAATATCAGACGGAGAACCTAAAATTAGCCAACTCTTTACTTTTAGGTAAGAAGATTAAACTAGTTAGGTATGCATCAGAAAAAGAGTTAAAGACTATGATGTGGGACGGAGAGGATTTAATTGTAATTGTCATGGAAGATGGTACTTTGTTTTATCCTAGTAGAGACCACGAAGGAAATGGTCCTGGAGTACTTATGTTACAAACACAATCTGAAGAATTTCATCAGTTCTAGTTATGGCAAATTATTGTTATAACTATGGTTACTTTGTAGGTAAACCAGAGGAAATTAAGAAGTTGTTTGCACAAACTAAAAAGATTGACTTAGAGACAGAGACTAATTACCGTCAAGGTGATAATTCTGCTCAATTCACTCTATGGGCAGGTAACTTTTGTAAAATCCTAATGAATAAACCTGAACAAAGTGAAGATGGTTCATTCCCTAGTAATTTTGACGTGTACGACAAGTATGGCTCTAAGTGGTTTGAAGCTCACTTTGAGATAGCAACAGGACATACGGGAGATGAAGCAGGTCTAGTAGTTAGAGGAGACAGCGCTTGGAGTCCTGTATTACCTTTCTTTGCTAAAATTTGTAAGAAGTACAAGTTGACATGCGAAGGTAACTATGAAGAATCAGGGATGGATTTTGCAGGTGAGTTTGTAATTGACGCAGAAGGTAACGTAGATGAAGATCAGATGACTTATCGGGATTTCGAACAGAAGAACAATCCTGATAGTTACTGGGATTTAATTATGTGCAATATAGAGGACGGTTGTTATGGTGATTTAGATTCTATATACCAAGAATTTAATCCTAATCTATGGGTACTGACAAATCAAGAAGAAGAAGACTTAAAACAACAGTTTAAGACTTATCAATTGTCAATCGATGAGCAAAAAACCATCTGAAGAACAAATCTTAGCGGATATAAGAAGGGCCTATGTATTAGCAAAGGCCCTTAATATCCAATATTAGTTCATCAGAGAATACGTGAGTTAGCATTTAAGCTACTTGAAGAACCAGAAAAGAAACAAGATGATAAATAAAATTTACATACCAGGAAAACTAGCCATTAAGCTAGATGGCAGCAGGTATTTTAAACCTGATGATCCTACTATACTTCAAAAGTACTTAACTGAAATTATGAATGGGGAGCCTGAAGTAGAGATAGAGTTAAATATTGTAAAGGTTGAAGGCAAAAAGAGTTTACAGCAGCTAAGATATTTTTACGGAGTAATACTTCCCGTAATCAAAAACTCATTAGAAGAACTACAGGGGGAAGAATTAACTAAAGAAGAAGTTGTTATGTTCCTCAAAGACAAATTCTTTTATGAAGAAGTAGCAATGGCAGGGCAGTTTATTAAACTTCCTATGTCTTTTGCAAAAGCAACTAAAGAAGATGTAACTAAATTTATAACTAAGGTACTTCAGTTTGCAAATGAAGTTTTAGGCACACACATACCCGAAAGCACATAAAAATATGGAAAACAGGACAATTAGAGAAGAAATAGCCAAAGAGGTTGACGACTTCACAAAAGCTCTACTAGATAGAGACAAAGAAATCTGGACAAAAGAAGAAGTAGATGCTGTGAAACACAGCTTAACTAATTCTCCACAAGCATTAAGATACAACCAAGGTAAACTTGAGTGGTCGTTAGTAGACTTTGACTCACTAGAAGGTATGGTGAAAGTTTTAGAGTATGGTGCAGATAAGTATGCAAGAGACAACTGGAAAAAAGGAATGCCTGTAACTAAAATTAGTGAGTCTTTGATGAGGCATTTGTTTGCTTTTCTACGTGGAGAAGATGTAGATTCTGAATCAGGATGTCGACACATCAGCCATGTAATGTGTAACGCAATGTTCATTGAATATATAATGAGAGAGAAGCCAGATTATGATAATAGGTAAACTACAAGTAGAGGCAAATAATTTCTACAAACGTAAATGGGGGCAAAGAGATGTACCCTTTCTTTTTTTCTATCTTCTTCCCATGTTAACTATCTCAAGAACAAGTAACCAAGAGTGGTTTACTTTATACATTGGGTGGTTATTCTGGAACATTAAAATTACTTACCAACGATATGATAATAAACGAAGAATACCTAAGTAGTACCGCTTTAAGTCAAAGCAAGTTAAAGAAGCTATTAGCGCATCCGCAGCTCTTTATTAACTATAACAACGAGGATGACACAGACGAACCAAAAGAAACTACAGTTATTGGAGACGGAGTAGATCTTATTCTAACACAAAGTCATGATGCTTTCTATGATGCTTTCTATGTAACTGATGTAGAAAAGCCTGGAGCTATGATGGGTGTATTTGTATGGACTTTGTTTATCAATAGAGAAAGTACAGACGCTGTGCAAATTGCTTATGAAAGGTCAGGCTTTAAAATTAAAGTAGACAAGGTGCTTGAGCGATTTGAGAAAGAAGGTAAGTATTACTATGAAGCTTTACTAGAATCAAAAGGTAAAAGTGTAATTACAACTAGCCAAAAATCAAAGATTGACGCTATTGTAGAAAGTCTTAAGTATAATGACTTTACCTCAGAATGGATTAATGGGTCAGAAATATACGAAGTCCATAAACAAGTAGTAGTAGAATTTGAATACAGTGGACATAAATGTAAGGGTCTACTAGACTTAGTAGTGGTTGATAAAGCCACAGGAGTTGTATACCCAATAGACTTAAAGACAACTTCAAGTCCAACACACTATTGGATGAGTATGTTTTGGAAGTTTAGGTACGATATCCAAGCTGCTTTTTACACTTATGGCGTAGTTGCTTCTGGGTTGGTAAAACAACTTGGAGGAAAGACACTACACCCTTTTAGGTTTATTGTAGAAAACCAAGATTACCCAGGAAGTCCACTTATCTATGAGATGTCAGAAGATATTCTAGAAATTGGTCAATATGGAGGAGAACATAATGGGCGTAAGTATGAAGGATTCCATCAAGCTATTGACAGATATGAATGGCACATAAAAAATGATTTGTGGAACTATCCTATGCACGACTATCAAAACAAAGGTGTACGTATTATTGGGCAATAGTTGATTAATCTATGACTTCTGTTAATTTTGTATTAGTGAATACCCCTACTAATACTGCTAGGTTTTTAACCTGTATGATTTTTAACAAGGATGCATTAGCTACACTCAGAACTTATGGGTTAGTTAATGTTTACTTGGATGACTACGGACATACCAAAAGGTATAAAGACTGTTTGTTCTTTCTGTTTCATCTAAAAGATGATAAACATTTTGATGAGTTTCAGTTTAAACTTGCAGACTTCACATCTTTCTATGACTTCTACGATGTAATTACTCCAAGCAATACAATGAGAATGTACGTATTTAAAGTGCATGACTTGTATAGAAGAGATTTATTTAGTTATAAGCATGCTAGATTTGATGAGTTTACTCCATACTTTAAGAAAATCTCTGACTCTGAAGTTAATTTTAGTTCTATAAAACTAGACATAACCCAAGAAATCTACAGATTTTACCCCCACTTAGAAACAACAAAGGAGGACATATAGTCCTCCTTTTTTATTACCACTAAAGTTATTTTTAATTAAAAAATCTCTTCTGAGATTTCATCTAAGTTCTCTGAAGTTACTGTTTCAACAGTTTCTTCAGGTTCTTCAGGATGACTAGTCAACTTACCTTCAGCAGCAAGTCTACCCATAATATCATTTTTGGCAGCATTAGCAGTAGAAAATAGCTCCATAAGTGTATTTAGAGGAACTTGTGTAATAGCAACTGTCTGTAAATCAGTTAGATGCAACAAAGCTGCTAGTTCAGTGCCTTTAATAGTAATTTGTTCGTCAGGTTTCCAGTACACTGTACTTTGTTCTGCTTGCGGTTGGTTTGTTTCCGTTGTCATAAAATTAATTTTCTGTATTCAAAAATAAGATATTTCTTATAACTTTGCAAATTAAGAAACTAACCCATATGAGTAAATTTAAACTAAGAGGTTCCAGGCTATTGCTTAATTGCCCTCCTCGTAAAGACTTAGGACTTCACTTGAGTGAAGATGCCCAAAAACAACTTTTAATTAATCAACTAGAAGAAATGACATCTTTAGATGTATTTGCTGTTGGTGATGCTGTACAAGATATTGAAGTAGGAGATAAGGTTTATATCTCTCCTAATACAATTATGCATGCTGATCTTATTGACATTGACGGCAATCAAAAATTCTTAATCCGTGAGATGGATGTTGTTTTAATCTGGTAAGTTAATTAACTATAACTAAAAATATGAATTTATTCTACTATACACAAATTGAAAAAGAATCTCACGAGGATGAAATGAACATCACTCGTAAGAATGGTTACTCTTTTAGCTTGGAGTCAGTCATTATGACTTATCCAGAGAAGGAAGGATTGGCAGTAGTATTAGGAAGGAATGCGGATAAGTTAAATCCAATTGACTACCAATATAAAATCAACCCTAGTACCAAACAAAAAGAGCCAGTAAAAATCACAAAATTTGAAGTTACTAGTGAGCCAATAGTGGTCATTCTAAAAGACATTAGCGAAATTAAAAGTTTCCTAAAGTTAACAGGAGGCCCAGAAAGCTTAGGCGAGTCTTAGAACTAATTGCTCAACCCCTCTTTATGAGGGGTTTTTTGTTGAAGTCATCCGAATAACTTTAGGCTCATCTAAGTAATCTGTAATGATTACTTTGAGACCTTCTATAGACATTACTTTAATCTCCAACAAGACTTCATCAGATACGTCATCTTGGAGTTTAAACATTTGTTTTAATGTCTCTTTATACTGTTCTTTGGTAATAAGTAGAGCATTTGGGTATTCTCCTCTTGACCTTGTGTTATTATTTTCTAGCCCGTCTCTTTCCGACTCTAAAAAATACTCGTGGATTTTTTCGTTGATTGTCTTAATCATAACAGTGCTTTTTATTGCACCTTATAATTAGTATAATCCGTACTAATAGGTGCTTCGTTTGCAAAGTAATACACTTCTTTTGTATTTCCAAACTTTATAGTCTTGTAGAAAGCTGTTGGGATAGTAGCCCCTGTTGGTAACTTAACTGCTTTAGGGCCATAGATAACTCTTATCTCTACTTCTACTTTACCTACTTTGGCTAACTCTCTTTCATGTACTTCAAGTAATCTCCAAACACCTCTGTTTAGTCTTTCATGCTGGAGGATACAATTCAAATACGAAAACGTCTGCCATAAAGTTTCTTTTGTACAGTTAAAATCAGCAGCAGGAGCACCGTGTCCTTTGTCCCATACATTGGCTTCATAGTCCTTACCATCAGATGTTTTTACACTATCGTTAGTGTAGAAATCCATTCCTTTGCGAGGATAAGAACCTAAAGGGCATTGAACTGTGTACCATATACGTTTAGGTTGTTGCAGAATCTCAGAATAAATACAAGAGTAGATTGGAGTCTTGATAAATACGCTGTCTCTCTGAGCATAGATGTTTACAGCAACTAAACATAACAACAGTATAATAGATTTTTTCATAGTTAGAAGATAAAACTAAGTACTGCTAACAAGGACATACCCAAGAAACCATACTTGTACATTTTCATTTCAAGATTCTTCCGATCTATTACACGGTTTAATCTAGTGACCTCTACTTTAGACACCTCTACCATCTGTTGATAACTAGGAACAATTGAATCCTTGTATAGGTTGATTTGCTGACTATCTAAGTGAATAATCTCTTTAAGCACAACGACTCTCTCTCTGGCTTTAATACCTTTGAGAAATTCGTTATTCAACTCCTTTAGCGGTAAGCTGTCTAGAGATTGTGAGTAAGAACTTTGTGCCGTCAATATCAGGCATAGTGTCAAGAGCAATCTGAATAGTGTCATACTTGAGGTTAATTTTTTCATAATAACTGAATTGTTCGTGTTTAAGTGTAGATAACGAATCTACCCTACCAAGGAAAGTCTCGTTACGTTTTTCCATTGAGTCCATATAAGCCATGAACTTTTCTTCACTTCCGCTACTTAGGGATTGCCTTTCCCATAATAAAAAAGCTACTGCGATTGACAGTAGCCCTATGATGATAGCTTCAATCTTGTTTTTCATTTATTTTATGTTGGTCGATTTTATCTAAGATTATCTGTAGTAACTCGTTCTTTATTAAGCCAGCCCTAGCTGCATTCTTCAATGCACTAACCATTTGAAAGAGAATAAAGGGAGCACAGATAGTCTCACTCAACCAGAAAGTACCTTCAAAGCCTTTCTCTATCATTAAAATGCCTGTAAGCATAAATACCCACACCATTAAAGTTTTAAGCACGCTAAGGGCTTTATTTGTCTTAAAGCCTTCAAGTTTAGTTCCTGCCCACACTCCAAAAAATCCATCTATAAAAACCACAGCAACTACAGCTAAGTATTGCTCAGCATTGTCTGCACCTAGATTAAGAAAGTAAGTTCCTAAAAAAGCTAGCAGAGTAGTTCCAGTGTATAACAAAATAGATGTCTTCATTTCCGTACACCTATACCTATACCGATGCCAATCATTACTTATAGGCAATTACACTACCTGAAGAAATAACAAATCCTGTAATCACTCCTCCAGGAAGAAATGCTCCTTGCTTAAAAGTGATAGCACTCATACCATTGTTAGACAACTCAGAAACACCATTGACAAGAAATTCTGTGAATATAGTGTCTTCTTGTACTACTAGTGCATTGTAACGTACGTTTGATACCGTACCTGTGCCGTGCCGTTTAAAGCCTCCTGAGCCTACAGATAGTCCTGTGTGTGCTGAAATCGCTCTTAGGCGTTTACCTTGTTCGTTTACTTGTTGATAGTTATCCATTTTCTTTCGTTATTAAAACCGACTTGCGTCCGACAATACAAAGTTAATTTTAATTGCTGCTTTGTCAAGTTATTTCTTATTCTGGAGACATCTGGCTTTGTTGTAATTTATCAAAACTTTCCTTGATGCTACTACGTCTATTTTTCTGAAATGCTTTCTCTACT